GACAGGGAGATGCACTGCCAAGTGCATCCCCCGGGCGCAAGAAAGCCGCCCAAGAGAGACAAAAGGTCTCCCTGGGACCCTAGGGTCCCAATCGTCAAAAGTTGACGAAGTCCAGGGGCTCCATTAGTATGGAGTTACCCACCGCGATTTGATGTAGGCGACACGCGGACGCCCAGCGCGTTCCAAGTGTTCCTCATCATAGCGAGGTAAATCGCTACGTTTGAGGAAGTACTTGAGCATAGCGAATTGTCCATCCAGGGAATCCCTGGGAGAACGACTCGACACCACGCATGCCTTAACCAAAGGCACGTGAAGGTGCTCGTGCTCTTTCTCAGCAAAGTAACCAAGAAAGGAGACACGACCAAGCGCAGAGGAACTAGATTCGATGCACGGATAATGCTTAAGCAAAATCCGAAGCTTCTTATCTAACCATGACGCTGTCTCCCAGCAACCGTGTTGATACAACTGGTTGCGGAAAGAGACAAGTGAAATGGTCTCTGCAACACACTGCCGTGATTTAGGAAACATACGACGGAACTTGACTATAGATACGTCATGCCCTTCGTAGTAATCCTTACCGCAAGACTCTCTGAACCTTCCGGTCCAGAAGGACTTACGCCGATTAACTCGAGCACCAAAGTGCTCAAGAGAATCGATCACGGACAGCACACAGTCTGTAGGAACGACAATGTCGTCCCCATAGACTCGCACCCTATTGATGTAAGGATATAATTCCTTACGGTCAATAAAATGGTATCCTCGCTCTCTCTCAATCCCAATAAAGATCATGGTAAGAAAAAACCATGGCCTCAATGGGAAAACAGAGAGCAGAACCCATAGACGCGAACTTGGACAGGGATATAACTCCATGTCCAGGAACATTAGCACGTTCGGAGCGACACGCTAGGATAGCCTCTTGGAAAAGAGGATGTCCTTTTGTGATGCTCTTCACGTGCTTCAAAGAGACACGATCAGACGCCTCACTTAAGTCAAGTGTGGCAAGGGAACCATTGGAACCCTCCTGAGCCAAGAGCTGGTTAGGCTCTTGGGAATCA